GCCACACGAAGGCCTATACGTGCTACTGGTGATGAATCCAGCTCTCATCTAATCCTGTTATTCGTGCATGGCATCTAAATGCGCCTGAAGAAACTCTGGTGTTACTTCCGGAGTTTTCAAATCTGTCACATTTACAGTGCCACTATTGCCGGCACTGGGTGCTAGGGGCCCAGAACGTTTTCTAGCATTCCCATTCGAGGTTCCGGCAACCTTCATACCTCTCGAAAGGGTTTGGTACTGGTTTTGTAGAACTGGCAACCACTGATCAGGTGGTACCTGCGAGTTCGCCAATTGAGTACCCATTTCTATCATTATATCCTTTTTTAAACTGTAATCGGGATCTTTTTCAGTCAACTCTTTTTCCCAACCCTCTATTTGAGTAAAGGCATGATGTTTTTGAGATTCTAAATTCTGAATATGTTGTGCCTGTTGCTGTTGGAATTGCTGATAATGATTCTGCGCTTGATGCATTGAGTTTTGAGATACTCGCTGTCCAGCTAATTTGTTAGCCCACTCCTCACTCATTTCCAGATTTTCTACAGCACTAGATAAATCTTCAAAGTCATTAAAACTTGCTTGGTCATTGCCCTCTGTACTAACACCCAAGGTTTTAGCCACTTGATCTGAAAAGTTATCAAGGGCTTTTAATGATTGTATTGCTGTGCCATAATCACCAGAATTTAATCCCTTGAACATTTCCAACGCCCAACCTAACTGCTGGGGGTTGGTTGTACTTGTTTGAATTATATCGGCAATTTGATTATTGCCTTGTATCATGGTGTTGTATTCTGCTTCCAGACTCTTAGCTTTATCTATCCAGTGTTTGAAGCGTTCTTGAGCCTTGGGTTTTAAACTATTGTATACTGCAGAATCTTCCTGTTCTAAACCTTCTGCCTCTTGAATTCCCTCGCTTGCTTGAAATTCTTCTTCTGGTTCTTCTGCAATATCATCCCCACTCCCCGTGTCTTGCTGTGCGTCCTGAGCTTCTTGGTAGGTGGGAGTTTTAACGTCTGATTCTGCGGCAACTTCTGACTCTGGTTCGGCATCGACTACCTCCTCTGAAGCTTCAACGGGTGTTTCTTCTACAATTGGATCATCTTTATGCAGTTCATCAAATGCTTCTGACATAACATCGAATGTCGTCTGTTGTACCTCCTCGACTTGTGGTGTTTCAGCCATTTATATCTCTCCCTGTGGTTCCCTGTATTGGTTTCTAGTACGTTGCATTACTCTATTGCCTGGCGCATTCATCACCTCATTGGCGCCTTGTGGTGGCGGTGGCGGTTGTACAGCATTAGGTATACCCTGCTGTTGTCCCATTCCCATAGCTTGCTGCATCTGCATATTCTGCATCATATGATTCTGTATATCTTGCGGCATGGGTGGTAAGAACTTAGCAATATCTATACGTTCATCGAAGCGTTTAAATGTTTCTTCTATCAACTGCACATAAGGATTGAATTGATCTGGTACTCCTGATTGTCTCATCATCTGTACCATTTGAATGTTCTGCATCAGTATTGGCATTAATTCTATCCAACGCATGCGCTCTGCGTTTTCGTCAGGCATGCCTGTACTACCAGCGGCAATATTAATGAAAATAGAATCGTATAACTGTTGTTTATTTAATATGGGCCAAAATGCTTGAGGGCCTGCAATCTCTATAGCCCTTTGAGGCGAAACCTCCTGCAATAGTATTTCTGCAGAATACCAGGCAATATCTCTTAACCAATCCTCTGTCGAATCGATTTTCTCTTGCATACGAGAGGCCATACCTTCTTGCTGAATATTAGCTTCAGTCGCTGTCTTAGCTCGCATAATCCCGCCGCGTTGAGCATCACCTAGACCACTGATCCATTCCATATCGGTTCTAATTGGAGTGGTGTCGTAGACTATTGGATTCATCGGCGGTGTTTGCACGGGTTGAAATACTTGGTTCACGCCCAAACCCGAAGCGTTAATCATAGCTATTTCGCCGATGGTGGCGTTACTGAAAACCTCTATATCTTCCTCGTTAACGCGCGAAGCGTCAGCAACATAAAACGGAGCAGATAACTTTCTATGCTCTGCTAGTTGATCACGTACAGTATTATATTCATCCTGTAAGTTCATCAGCAATTCGGTTTCAGATACAGGCCATTCTTGGCCATCAATCCAATTAAGCCCTAACACAAAGTATGGGAAAAATCGTTCGCCCATTTTGGTGGGAACCATCGGTTCTCTACACCATTGGTCACTACCCTCGCACCAGGTGTATACGGTTTGGGTCGTCTTATCCCAATACTCCCAAACAGCAATGGCTAAATTAACATCTTCTTCACCACTATAAACACCGCTATCTTTGTTAAGTCTATTTGCAATACCTTCCGTAGTTCTACGATATATTGTATACTTTTCAATATCTTTTTTCGTTAATTGGAAACGCTCCATTACATCAGATGGTGTCATCCATGTTACATTAGCTATCCACCTCGCAGAATTATAATCTTGCAAGGAATCTAGCGATGTGTCCATACGAAAATCTTCTGGTCGCACAAAACCTAAGTTTAAACCTTCTTGTTGCAAAACCTCAACACGCTGAGATAATGCATTCATAGTCATCTTGATTTCTTCTACTAACTCATCCTTATCGCCTTGATAACTATTTTCAGATTGCAACTGTCGTATGTCGTCTTGTATCTTAGCTAAACTATCTTGAGCATCATTGAATTCCCTACTCACTAACGGGTCACGAAAATAATCTCTCTGGTATGTAACCTTTATAATACCTATCTTACTTGTCATGCAAGATCTTAAAACCTGTTTAGCTAATTTCTTTAGTCTTGCTTTTCTCAAAGAATCATTTAATATGATCTCTAATGTGCCCGCAAATAAATCAGATACTCTATATTGAGAACTTTGCGGATCGACATTCAAACCAGGTCTTACTTTGATTTCAGGATTCTGAGAGTAAATGTGTGGTAATAAACCTTGCAATGTAGCGTGAATGATGTTGCCCTTGATTAATCTTTTGCTCTGACTAAATAATTGTTCAGAACTCATACCCATCGTTCGATCATTCAATCGCCCTAGAGAATAACGCCTAGCAGACTCTATTTCCTTATACCTGGCCTTCCATTTTTGATAAGAAAGCTCTACATTCTGTTGGTATTTTCTGATCAATCCCTTAGCGTCTGCAGGGATACCTACGTTCGTATTAGGATTAATGTTGCTTAAGCTTAAGTCTTCCATTGCTATATCTCATACAGTTCATCAAGTTGATCAAACCACTCCATCGTAAACTTCGCTGGGCCAACCTTTTTGGGTTTTGGCTTTGTTTTTCTGGCCCTCTTCATCATCAATCCGTATCGCGTCGCGTCAAACAAATGATCTTCGGCAGACGTGTCAATATCTTCCACTCTCTTGGGGTCAGCAGGCAATGATGGAACCGTGCGCAACCAGTGCTGACAGGTATTAAAAACCTTAAGCGTTCCACCGTTAAGTCTGTCCACCATTTCTTGTAAGCCTTGCACCCTAGATCCTGGACCTTTCGAGCTAGCTTCCCACACAACACCATAATCAGCAAATACGTCTGCAACGCTTTTATGGCGACCATCTCTAATAAAAATCGCCGAATCCGCCACATTATTGCGGAATCGTACACTTTGTTTACGTTCCTTCTGTTCAATGTCTAAAATCTCCCTTGCTATATCTTCTATTGGCGTTTCACTACCCTTATTGGGTTTTGAACTCCAATAATGTTCCCTGTAGATATAGATTATACCATCATAGTCTTGTGTAAACCAGACGCATCCAGCTGGTGACTTATATCCATGGTCGTAAGACTTCCACCTACGCCACTCTAATGGTATGTCAAATGGTTCTATAACGTGCACAGATGGATCCCATACATTCTCAAAAAACGCTCCTGGCGCTATGTTCCAATCACCTTCCAACCATGCTTTGACTAACCAGTCTGGACCGCTGCCCTTTATCCTGTCAATATAGCCAGGATCATTATCCATCAACGGTTTGTTGTCTTGTATCTTAGACGGTATGAATATCCGATCCTTATCTTCTACGTCAATATATCGCTCTTTTACCCAACCATGTCCTGGTCCGCCTGGGTTAGCAGAAGCACGGAATAGCACCGGCACGCCAGCAGCAGACCGCATCGTAGCCTGCAATAAATCGATAGGCTCTGGCGATGGCCAGTTACCGAGCTCGTCAAAGCCTAGGAAAGTTACCGAAAACCCCTGAAGCTTCATTGCGTCGGCATCCTCGTCTAGGTGTTTCAACTGTAGTACAGATCCGCTGGGAGAAACCCATTTTCGCTCCCCGACTTTCCATTCCCAACCTTCTTGCACGAAGACATACTGACCTAGCTTGATAAGCTCGCCCGTTTCTGGGAATGACCTGCGGAACAGAAGG